GTAAAATATTTAGAATTTTTAGACTTCCAATCGTCGAAACTAATTCGTGTTCTGTTTACCAGAGGATCGTTGTGAAACTGCGCACGAATTCCTAATCCTGTTACATCATCATATCGATTAAAACTAGTCGAACCGTTAGCACCAGAATCTAATATAGTATATGACTGTGTGGCCGCAGCATTAATATCGACTCCAGAAGTATTAGTAGGACCAATCATGCGGAATGTATTTGAATTTCTTTGATATGATGTAGAACTAATTCGATAAACACCATTTAATGAGGTCACATCGGCTCCGCTGACAGTGATCTGCATCTTAGGATAGATTCCTAACGTTTGACAGGTATTCAGACCGGTTAACGTTACTACATATTCTGCGCTACCGCTAGTGGATGCAATAGTAGAAACCGCTGATATTATATCTACTCCACGCTTAAACAATGCAAATGTGTGAGTCCCTTGTCCAATACCGTTAAACACTAATGGACTAGTGTCAGCATATGCGTCTTTTGGATTTGTGTATATCCTAAATGTGTCAGGAGAAAGAACATTAACAAATAAAAATTTTCCAGTGTTTGGTGTTACGGCCGTGCTATATTGAGGTAATTGTCCTCCATTGACAGCAAACCATGTTGATGAGTTCGAATTGACCTGAGGTAGTGAACCTCCAGCGCTGGTTCCCACATAGGCTATCATATCTCCAGTTACTAGTCCATGTTTGAGCATAGTAATAACGCTGGTTGAAATGTTAATGTCTAATTGAGTGATTTCTCTTCTGACAGTTCCCTCATGGAATGGTTCCGAGGGAAGAAAGAAACCTGTTCCGTAGCTTAGACCAGTATAGGTTAGAGCCGAAGCGTTGGTATTTGAGACGTTAATGGTATAAGTTCCATTTCCGCCCACACCAGTGCCGTATGCTATGATGATAGTTCCCGGTGGTAGAGTTCCGCCGGTAACCTGCATACCAATAGTAATAACGCCGCTGGTCATCGCACTAACAGTTAATGTTGTTGTGCTGGTAGTGGCAGTGAATACCGCTCCGATGCCTGCTAGGGTGATACGATCGTCAATGTTTCCAGCACCAGTAGTCATAGACACCGGACTAAAATCTAATTTTAAATTAGCCAAACTGTTAACTAGATAGAATGTACTATTTTGAGGGAAACCGTGTTGTTGTTCAGTATAAGCTGTTAATGAGCTTGGATTATTACCGTTAGTTACCAGCATGCCATTAGTATTTGCTGCGGTATTGTCAAGAACCACTTGGGATCCTACGTAGAATCTACCAGAAGTTACGTTAATATATGGTGTGATCAACTCTACAGGTGCAGATGCAGTTCCTGGTTGAACCGCTCTAGCTTCGTATGTAAAGCTGAGATCAGTAGTTCTTTTGACAATAAATGTTCCCTCTGCTGTAGCACTATCAACACCACGCACATCGATGGGAGTGCCAGTTACTAGACCGTGTGCTGTAGAAGTACTGACTGTAACGAGCTTAGTACCACCAGTAGTTATAGATATGATCCCGCTTAGTGGCACATCTCCTGCAATAGAATGAAAAGCAGGAACATCATTGACTTTTTCTAAGGTTTCCCACTTAGTTGCTTGAAGACCATATTCAAAGTCAGTGTCGATTAATGTATTTGGTTGACTGACACGAAATTTAGAAACAGGATCGGTATATGTTGGGCTGGGTTCAAATATTTGAGAATCCTGCTCAATAAAAATTTGCAATGTGTCGTCGTCGTCCATTGCTGAACAATCGTATTGAAGCACGAAAGTAGTTTCGTTAGCTGACGGATTAAAATTACTGCTTAATATTTTTTTGCTGGTATCAGCAAAATTAAACAGAATTACGTTATCCGTTGTATTAGTGATCAATAAAACACGCTTAGGCGAGATATTACCATCTGCTATTATGGAATTAGATCCCGGATTGAATCTATAATTAAAAACTAGTGACTTAGCCATTTATTTCTATCCTTTTTTATATTTATCCGCCCAGTGCAATGGAATATGCAATTGCGTTTACATTTGTCTGTGTATTGTTTGTATCTACATAAGATTTTACCGCTGCTTCGGTGGGGACTGCTGCGTTCGAATTACCGCTAAAGGTAATATCTGATGAAAATTCATTAATAATTTCGCCTAGTTGAGCACCAATCGCTCCTAGTCTTAAACTAGTCAGACCACTAAGATCAAATGCGCTGGCATTTAATGTTGCCTTACCAGTTGCTTGATCAACTTTAAAATAATCACCAACTCTAAAATTACCATCTTGATCAGTGGTTACATAATAAACACGACCCGGATAGGTCTCGATAACTTCATTGGGTTGTGATGCTGCCTGACTAGGAATGCCTGGGTAATTAGTTGTACTAATTCCGCCAGTGCCTATACTTAAGAAATCATGCCCAGTTAGTCTAACTGTGCTGAATCTATATCTTAATTCTATTGCAGAAGCATCAGCACTTGCCGTTAATTTTTCTAATGTTGTAAGTATTATCGCATAACCTGCGGGTTTATAACCGCTAATTCCTGCAGAATAATCAACTACGGTTTGTATAATATATGGATTTGCATCTCCTGCGATAGTAATACTTCCTCCTGGACGAGGTTGTGCAGTAATTCCAGATATAACTAACACATATCCTTTTTGACCCGTCACTCCACCTGCAGCAATAACCGCTGTAACTCCAGACCCATTAGAAATCGTTTCGCCTGCTTGAAATGTATTAGATACTGCTTTGTAATAAACTCTACTAACACCTTCTTGGACATTTAAAACTGTACCAGTAGCACCAGAAGTCGCTCCTGTTATTGTTTGGCCTGCACTAAAAGATCCACCGAGTATACTTTGATATGTGATAAGGCCGCCATATAAAGCCCCAGTGACCGGAGTCTCTTGATCATCATATCCTTCTGACGATGATCCATAAGTTCCATAACTGTTATTGCCGTTTAATGCACGTATTTGGCCGCCGTCTGATGATGCATAACCAAATACACAATAATAAGTAAACACCGAAACTAATTCTGCTTTAGCAGCATGTCTAACCCAAACTCCAACACCTCCATCATTAATACAAGTAAGGTTACTTAATACCATAGATTTGTTACCGGTATTATGAACACCTCCATCGATTAATGCAGCGATACCTGCAGTTGAAAATGTTGTGACATCTTGTATATATGGACTCTTAGTAGTAACTGGACTGTCAGGATTCAATGAAAAGAATACTCCGCCGATAGTGGCAGCTTCGATGCTGGTTGGAGTTCCGACACTCTTGACAAATCCGTTCATTCCAGTGCAATTTAAATCTTTTACCATTGATGCATTACTCATCAAAAACATGGTTGATCTACTATTGAGCGTAGATCCGTCTGTGCTTATTCCTGCCGCGGCTGTTACAGTTGTGGTTCTTACACCATCTCCCACAATAGCAACATTAGCAGGTACTATGATTGGTAATTGTTCATTATAGGTACCACTTTTAACATAAATTGTAGCAGGGCCTGTTACTTGTGTACAGGCATATCTAATAGATGCAAATGCACGATTCACAGTTCTTCCATTATTACTATTGTTACCTTCTGGCGTAACATAGTAAACATTAGCTGTTTGATTATTGTTTTCGTAGCTGGGAATTCCGGCAGAAGAAACAATCAGCATCTGTCCATTAGTTCCGATAGGCAATCTGGCCACAGCGCCCACAGAGTTTCTAAAGTATGTGTCCCCAGTATTGGTTAAAACAGGACCCAAGTCTCCAGTCTGTGCTACTAATTGCCATGATGCAGGTGAAGTAACAGGATCTTGTCCTATATTATCGCTGACTACTGAAATATAAGAACTTTGCAGATATGAAACGACATCCTCTAATTCATACTCTGTATTTGAGTCCCAAGGACCCATCCATTTCATTCCTGCAACCAGTAGTTCCCAATAGGTAGAATTTGGCGGCTCGATATTAGAAGCATTGTTTGATGTATGCCTTAGTATACAAAGGTATGCTCTTCCTCCATATCTCACAACCTCGCCCGGACGATATTCTGTAGTATCTGCATATGCTCCGGCAAATCTTAGTCCGTCGACAAATTTGGTCCAGTATGTTGCATTTGTTGGTAATTCACTGCTAGTAGTTAAAATGTTTATATATACATGACCGCCGTATCTGACCAAGTCTCCTGCTACATATGCTTGAGCCGGAGAAGAACTCCAAACTCCCTGAAATTGAAATCCTTTGGCAAAGAGGTCCCATTTAGTATTGTCTGACGGATTTTGAGATGTTGCAACGTCAACTTTGGCCGCGTAAATGCTACCCCCATAGTCGACTAATTCTCCGGGCTTATATGTACTTCCCGAACTGTATGTGCCGGCATATGTGTAACCTTTAACTAATACCTCCCAAAAAGTTGCATTAGTTGGTGCGTTACCTGTGGTTGTCTGTAAAGATCTATATTGATAGCCACCGTACTGTACAATTTCACCGATATTATAAGTTGTGCCGCCAGCATATGTTCCGGAAGGTTTCAATCCATAATTTAAAACTTCCCAGAAAGTAGTATCGCTAGGAGCATTGCCGGTCGAATCTTGTTTAGCTACGTATGTGTAACCGCCAAAGGAAACAATATCTCCTTTTCTATATGCAGTTGCACCGCTATATTCGCCTCTAAATTGTATGCCTGTGGTAATAGGAGTCCAATATGTAGGATCAGTTGGAAGATTTCCTGTAGTTGACAATACAGCCACATATGAATTTGAACCGTAAGTTACAACGTCGCCTGGCTGGTACAAAGTTGCTCCGTTGTATGCACCTTCGAATTGTAAACCGGATGCAAACAGAGACCAATTAGCGGGCTCAAATGTCGATATGCTTGTATGATGCGTAGTACAAATATAAAGTTGTCCGCCATAACTAACAACATCATTTATTTTGTATCTGGTTGTGCTGGACCACGAACCTGCAAATGCGATACCGTCAACTAAGATTTCCCAATTGGCAGAGTTTTGTTCTAATCCTAGAGCAGCGGTGGCCGCAGATGTATGACCATTGATACAAATATATGAACGACCGCCATATCTAACAACGTCACTAATTTTATAGTATGTGCTAGTTGCCCATGCTTGTGCCCATTGAATACCGTCGTTCATTATTTGCCATCTATTAGCAGCTAGATCAGTATAAAAACCTCCGGCTACCGTAGCTGAAGAAGTATGACTGGCTATACAGACATAGGACTTGCCGCCGTATCTTATGATATCATCTCTTACGTATGCGGTAGAAACTGCCCATGTATTTTTCCATACAAAACGCAATCTACCTAATTTAAACTCTGCCATGATTAATCCTCGAAATTAATTTTATTATTTATTTTACACATCTATCAGACTATAATCGTATTTTTTATTAATACGTGCAACCAACTCGCCGTTTTCATTGATATAATAGTAAATGTTACGCTCATCCCATTTATATTGATCAAAATAAAAGTTTGCGTATGGTCTTGATTTATCTTCCAATGTTCCATCAAAAAAATCTACACCAAATTCAAAATCGTTAAAATTCTGATCGAACGGTCCTGCTACGTTAACCGGAACGATGTCGTCGCCTAATACCTGGTCTACTTTGGTTAGATAAATTGACCCTTCTTCGTCTCTTCTTAACGCATAAAAGTATCTAATATTACCGGATCCTAATACCGAGCTTAGATCCGGTGCGCCTACATAATATGTTTGACTCATGATTCTTTTTCCTTATGTAATCTCTACGTAACTTACAACAACGTCGACAGAATCAGGTTTGCTGCTGACTACTTTCATTTCATTTTGTGTAGTTAATATTAATTTTTCTCCTCCGTTTAACGCTCTTAACGTTTGAAAAGGAGGAATAATTGTTTCCTTGATAAAATAAGCAGTTGTACTAGCAGTATCTGTCATTAGCACACTAACCTGAACAGCTTCTTCTAATAAATTAGTCATACTAAAACCGATAATGGTAACTCTAGCGGCAGCGCCTGTCTGTATAACCTGCGTAGGAACAGTTCCTACTTCTGGTACAACTGTATTTCTGAAATTAGTTGCCATTATTTTTTATCCTAATTGTATAACTTTTTCTATAGCAATTTCTCTAGCGATTGCTTCTGTAATAGCACCTTCAGCACCTGCTGGATTTGTCCATGTTGCTCCGTTCCATACTTCGACTGCCTGTGATTCGGTATTGTATCTGGTCATTCCGATTACAGCATACGCTGTCGGTCTCTGACCGCTAGTTCCTGCCGGCATGACAAAGCCAGAAGTGCCTTCAAATTTAAAATAACCGTTATTAGTTGATTGTAGTATACTTACAGCATCTGTTATGATATTAGTAACGGTATTACCATTAAAAGCAAAATTTGCGATACGAACTTGACCACTTCCGTTAGCTTCTATTCTAATATCTTCATTAGTAACTGCGCTAGTAATAGTATTATTATCTAGCAATAAATTTCCAACTTGGAGTCTGCTATTAATATTAAATCTTGATGAATTTATATCGGCAACCAAGAAATTATTTGCATAAAATCTTATAGTATTGTCGTTGGCTCCTGGGGTAAGTTCCGCTGTGATTCTGGTATCGCCGTCGAGATCTTGTACTCCGGATAAGTTAAACCAATCAGTACCATCATATCCCTCATATCGATTTAGATCGGTATTATATCTAAGCATTCCGAACGTAGCTGCGATTGGTCGTTGTCCAGTTGTACCTCGGGGAAGAGTGATTGCTTGAGTAGTATTAAATCTTACAACTCCGGTTCCGTTAGGTTGGAATACGATGTCTTCATTGTTATCCCATGTAGAGATAACATTCTCATTAATATCTATTTTTTCTAATCTAATAGCGCCAGAACCATTAGCTCTTAATTCTAAATTCGAATTAGAAGTGATAGTTCTAATAACATTATCAAATATTTCTATATCTGACAAATTAGCTTTGTAAGCATATAAATTATTCCATCTTAGAGATGGTAAACCAAGATTATAAGTGTCGCTGGTTACTGGTCTTAGATCGCTAGTAATGCCGGCATTAATCGAAATGGTATCTGTAGGATCGTCACCAATTGTGATATTTCCACCAATTGTAATATCACCATCTGCTGTAATATTACCCGAGGTATAAAGATCTCCGTAGATATTAGCCCTAGATAATATCTCAACGGTACCTGTTCCGTTTGGTCTAAATTCTAAATTTGAGTTTGAAACAGATGTAGAAATTTGATTATTTTGTATCTGTATGTCATCGATCTGTATCTTAGATTGATATACCGTAAAATCATTTCCTGCGGGCAAAAATGATAATATATTGGTATTAGAACTTATATTTCCGTTAGAAATAGTAACACCGGATACTTCGAGTTCATTGATTACTTCAATATTAGTCGTTCTAGTGGTTCCGGCAACATCTAAATCGTATTGAGGATTGTTCGTGTTTATACCAACCCTAGGAGATGGGTTAGTGGGCGATGCCACTTTTAGGAATAGAAGGTCAGTCTCAAAAGCCAGATCTACTCCATTACGAAGTAAATTCGCCTTTAAGAGAGGACCGGAAATGCGACCAACAGCCATTAGCTCTCCTCAATACCCCGTGTTTCACGGTTAACCACCTTTGCATCCGATTTACGGCTCTTTGCGGGTTTACCACAGTTTAATAATACAGATGTTTGGTCTACGCCTGTACTTGTTTATTTATTCAAAATTGGATTTAACCGAAGATGACTGTGTAAAGATCGATGATTTCGTCTAGTTGATTTTGGGTGACTTCTTCACCTGCTCCGACGGCGAGGCCGTAAGCAGTTCCAGTGAATATTTCTAAATTGCCAGTTTCGGTATTATATCTAAAGTCACCAATTTGAGTTCCGGGGGGAGGAGTTGAAATTGTAGGACCGGCCGGTATAACAACCCCGTTATTTCCTGAAAATCTGTAATACCCTTCACCAGTAAATCCAAAAAATAAGTTTCCTAGATTACTGGTCATGCGATCACCACTGACGCTTAGTCCTGCTATTTGAACTGTTCCTGTTCCGGATGATGCTAAAAATAAATTAGAATTTAGTTGTGAAAGAGAAATTTTACTTTCTGACGAATCCAATAATATATTGTCGTTGATTAAAATCCTGTCGGCCAAAAATACATTTTCCGAAATAGCAACTTTTTCTTGTCCAGATACAACAAACCGCAATGTGTCACTGTCTGACGACCTAATAGCATCTGTAAAGACTCGTGTATTAAAATCTGAATCAGCAACACCACTAAATTGTATTTTTGCTGTAGTAAATCCTTCAAAATTTTGATTATTGGTATTATATCTTATTTCGCCCATGCCAAGGCTTGGTCTATTTGCAGTAGTTCCTGTTGGTAATGATATAGATCTTGTACCAGAAAACAAAACATTTGGTGTTATATCGATATTGTTGTTTATTGAGCGTATGGAATTATTAATGAATAGCAGTCCTTCTGTTCTAACTCCCCCTGTTCCGCTTCCTGATAATTCTAAATTGCTGTTTGATATAGTGGTTTTAATTAAATTTTGATCAATTAAAATATTTTCTAAATCGATGCTATTCGTTAGGTAAAGATTTAGCCATCTTTTCGAAGATGTGCCTAAATTATAGATTCCGTTAGTGTTTGGTTTTAAATCTTGATTAAAAACAGGATTGATTTCAACAATGTCGTTCGGATCTCCGCCGATGTCGATTTTTCCACCAACTGATAAGTTTCCATCAATAATAATATCTCCGGTGAGGAAAATATCATTATTAATGTTTGTGTTTCCAATAAAATCAACAGTATTTCCTGCTCCGGAATCTAATATGATATCAGTATTAGATGTTTTAGATCCGATAACATTTCCATCAAAGTATAGATCATCTACTTCATTTCTATCAAACAGAATAGTTGATGATTGACCTCCTGTTGCTGATAGATACAAAGGTCCGATAATCGTAGATATAGAATTATTTTCGATGATAATGTTAGGTATAGACACTCTGTCTGCAATTAAATTTACAGTTCTTGTGTCTTGGTTTATTTCAAGAGTTCTAGTAAACGCATCGGTGTTAATACCTACACCACCGATGCCACTATTAAGATCTACGTCTAGATAGAGATGGTCAGTATCAAATGAAAGATCCACTCCTGATCTTAACAGATCGGAGGCCAACATTTGCCCGGATATTCTTCCTAGATCTGCCATGACGCTCCTTTTAGATATTTATGGAAATTTATTGATCAAACCCGTAGTAGACCGTGACTTCTTTTCCAAAAGGAACAGCTGATAAAAAATTAAGATATGTTCCGGACGGATAACCCCCCGGATTCGTAACAATTGTAAAATTTGATGTTGAAATCTGGATGACATTTTCAACTAATACGATAATATTATCAGCACTAGCAGGAACGAATGTCAAAGGTCCAAATTTAGTTTCTGTGGCATTTCCCGGACCTAACGTTTGTTTGGTAATTGTACTAGGACCTTTTAATCTGATTGGTTTCCAGACCCCATCGTGATATACTTCGAGACCTATCGATGTCGTTGCAGGATTTGCACCTGCGCCTGAACTAGTGTTATATCTAATCATTCCGTTGGTCAAAACAGCGACCTCGGGTCTTTGGGCAGTTGTACCTTTAGGTGGACGCAGGCTATTTGTAGAATCAATCGTTATTCTACCAGACGGGTATTGGATATATGCATTATCGCTAACGCTAAATTTAGAAATGTTTTTTGTTTTTAAGAATTTCATACAGTTAATGTGCTCACGGTTGCTGCTAGATATCCCGTTGCTGCTGTACCACCCGACGTATAACCAGAAAATGAAGTTGAATTTACATTGATAGTAAATGTATTTGCATTTGAAACTAACACAACTTGATAAATGTTACCATTAACCTGAGTCATTCCCGAAACTCCGGATATACTGATAAAATTTCCTTCTTCTAGTTGATGATTGTTGGCTGTTACAACTGCCTGTGTTGCCTGAGTAATATTAGATATAGATATAGATCGATTATCTCCGGTCGCTGTTGCTAGTATAGAATCCCCATTGTCTAACACTACTCGCTCTGTATCAAAAAATAGTGTTTCACCGGCAGGAACATTTAAGTTTTTGATAATTGTGTTACTAAAACCTTTCGCTCTTCCAGATTTGATTAGATGTACTGCTAACGATATAGCTCTAACTGATTCATCTGCAGGATCAGGCGTGGCCGTATTACAGAATACCATAGTTGTAATTGCGTTGGTGTTTGTGCTAGAGTATATTGTTTGATCAAATCCAGCCAATAATAATGTTGATTGTATCATTTAATTTTCCATTAGAAGAGCATGCTCCAGAGCAAGGCCCTATTCTTATTTGTTAGTTCACTAGAATCTGTAGAATTTACAAAATAAATTCCCGAATCGCCTGTTCCGGGTGCAGACGCATATAAAATGTTATTTCCAGAAACTGAAGATGGTGTAGATATTTGAACACCCATCTGTATTGGCGAATCAATGACAATTTTACCTGTACCGTTAGCATCAAGTATTAAATCATCGTTGGTATTTTTAGCAGAAATTTTTCTATCAGAAAGTTCGATACCGAATAGTGTAAAATTATTATCAAACAGTGTTGCTCTAATATTACCGTCTACCTGCATTAAAATTCTACTAGGGCCACCACCAAAATCAGCAGCATGGATAGCAGAGTCTGCTGCGATAACTCTTGTATCATCGTCTCTTAAAAGATAGGCAGGATTGTTTATCACCGCATAATTAACATATTTGACATTAGCTAAAACATCATCGGCTAATGTCGGAGTAACTGTTGACGCCGGCGGGTTCGCTGGATTTGCCATTGTTAACAGTATTTCATTGAGATAGTCGGTGGTTCCCGTAATTTTAACAAGACCGGCTCCTGCTCCAATAAGTGTTAAATCTCCGCCATCGATGCCGGGGTCAGTTCTAATGTATCTAACTTTCAACCCACTATCTGCAAAGTTAGAAATACCAGCAGCATCTCGTTTTGAAATTTCAAAAGTATCAGTGGCTTCGTTGAATAAAAATGATGCTTTAGGATTAACGACAGGTCCGTTAGCTCCCCGATCTATTTCTATGCCAGAATACTGTAGCGATACTCCATTGCTCGCTTCACCTACATTTAATATTATAACATTGTCTTTTATTTCAAGATTTTCTGCTTCAACAGTCACAGTTGTACCGTCAACTATTAAATTTCCTGTTACTCTAACTTCGCCAACAGAGTCTCCGGTGTCGAGTCTAATGACTCCCCCTGTGATCGCTTTAATTGTATAATTGCCGTTTGTTTGTACAACCTGTGACATATCTTATCTCTTAAATCGCAGTTAATACAATATAATCATTTGAGCTATCGTTTTCCAAAACCCAGGTGTACCGATTACCGCTAAAATCTGTAGCAACACGCTTGGTAATTTTTGCAATATTAACAGAAGTTCCTCCGTTTCCGCCAATCCAACCAAACATTCTCATTTCGCCGGCGGCACTAGGTGTTCCATTCTTAAGGACTGCAACTGACGTTACTGTCGGAGTACCAACTCGCGCAACAACAAAAGTCTTTGCACCGCGTTGTTTAACAACAATGCCGTCTGTGCGTAATTGTGTATCGTATAGATCTAATCTAATACCAGCGTTTGCACCGGTGTAAATACCTCTTACGTCGGCGCCGTTTCTATCTTTAGTTAATGGACGTCCCATTTGTTTTCTCCTTATGTTGACGTTCTAGGTCTACGCTGCGGGTTACAGCATAAGTTCGCTACAAGCGATACATATTTAGACAAAGTATTTATCCTCTACTTAACAACGATATAAGTTCAACTTTTTCGACCATAGAAATTATTCTATTAATCGAACCTATCTCTTTTTGAGCATCCTCTAAATATTTTTTCTTTTTTGATTGTCTATAGAATACTAGTGCTATAGAATAATTTTGAATATGTGTTTCTAAGATGTTTTCAATTTGATCAACATCATGTCGAAACATAGGAAATCGTTTACGCCAAAGCTTAATTTGTTCTCTTAATTTAGGAAAATCTCGTTCTGATTCTATCTGCATCACACGGATATTTAAGTCAAACAAAAAGGGCCATATGGCCCTTTTTGAAACATATAAACTGTTTTTTTTTTGATTAGCTAAACTTAACGTTTCCGCTATTGATGTCAACTTTTCCTAGATAATCAGCTGCATTACCTAGAGAAGAAGCAACGTTTGTTAACTCAACATAACCGTATCTGGTCATGAAGCTAACAACTGGCTCAAACGTCGATGGATCAAGAACAACACCGCTGCTCATCAATGGAATATATGGGCAGTAGAATGCTGGTGCGTCAGATTCGCTAGAACCTTTGTAACCAATTAGAACTGCTGTGTTATCAGCAGCATAACCATCAACATAAACACGCATTGCGCTGTTCAATGTACCAACAAACTTGGTGTTTGTAGGTGCTTCGAATGTGCCTTCTGTTGTTCTTGCGAAAGCAGAAGTTGTAGCACTCTGAAGAATTGTTAGTGCAAATGGGCTAACAACTGCGTAGTTACCAGCACCACGACGTGTACGCTGAGCGATCAAGTTAGCAACACGGTTGATTTGAACAGCAAGAGCAGCATGCTCGTCGCCAACAAATGTAGCAGTACCAGATACAGCAGCCTGGTTGTATGTTTCAGTTGCCGATCCAGCCAATGTGCGTAGAGATTGTAGAACCTCTTGATCGATTTCAGCTGTGATTTCTTGTGCAAGAGCAGCCATGATTTCTGCTTCGATGTCAATGCCTTGTTGGGCTTGTGCATCTTGTGCAGCCTCAAATGTCCAACGAGCAGACAATTTACGTGTCTTAGCTTCGACTGTTTGCTTGAGGATCTGGATGCTCATTCTGCGTCCAGCAACGCCTTCTAGTGCAGCAGTTGATGCTGGTTTACCATTTGGATCAGTACCTGTACCGGAGTAGCTAGTAGCGATCTTGAATGGGCTAAATGCCTCCTCACCTGCAGTGATGTTGTCGTTAGCATCGCTGTAACGAACACGCAATGTATGGATTTGTCCAACTGGTCCAGTCATTGGCTGAACACCAACTAATTCATTAGCGATGACCGTAGGCATCACACGTCTGATCACTGGAAGGATCACACGATTTAGGGTTGCAACGTTACCGGCAGAAGTAGCACCAGCAGTGGCACTCTCAGACAAATACTTGCGGGTATTTTCTAAAGTAGTGGCCATTACTGAACGACGAGTTCCTTGTAGGCCTTCTAATAGTGCCTCTTTGGTTTCCTGCCAGCGTGACTCGAGTAGTTCTGACATATTAGTTCTCCTTAAACTTTAAGTCCCGCAAGCTTGCGGATTGTGAAAATTTCAGCGCCTTTTTCCCCGCTGACTGGTTGTGCCTGTTTATCGCCTGTAATTTCTTTGCCTTCTACTAGTGCCTTCTTTTTTGGAGCTTCGCCGGCCATTACAGCTGGAAGATACTTATCGTACGCTCCTCTTAACTTATCGGTTGCTACTGATTCTAGCAACTCATTCATTACTGTTTTCTTGTCGCCGCCAAGTGGCCCTAAAAGTTCACTCATAATTTCCTTTCGGGTTGCGAGATTTCGTGCAATACGAATTTCTCTTTCCTTGCTTTCGACGATCTTTTGATGCTCTGCAACAATTTTTGCAGCCTCTTCAAGTTCAACTTCTTTCTGCTGAACTACTTTTAATAGTTTTGCAGTTTCAGATTTTTCGTTGAGATGGCTTGCAGCATATTCGCTAGCAAAACTTTCAAAAATTCTACGACCGAAGTCATTTTTACGTGCAGATTCGATGTCTTCTTTCAGTTGACCAATCTCAGTACGCAGTGTTTTTTCAACTGCTTCTTTGACTAATTCTGCTGAACGAGAAACAAATTGCTTTTTAACCTGATCAAATTTAGCTTTGCTTTCGCGAACTAATTTAACTTTGGTTTCTGCTAGATCTTTCTTATCGGTGTGGAACTCTGCTATTTCTTTGGCTAGAGCGTCAACAATGAAAGATTCTAGTGTCGCAACATTGTCTGCTACACGCTTGCGATCTTCGTGAAGTTCTGATAATTCATTTTTAAGTTTCTGTAGAACGAATGATTCCATTTTGGCAGCATCGTCTTTCATTTTCTTAACATACTTGGCTTTTGCTTCGATAAGACCTTGACGATCTTCAGCCAGTTCAGATAGCTCAGCCTGTAAACGATCTTCCAACATCTTTTCAACTGCTTCTACCATTGTTGTTTTATCGTGTTCATACTTCTGAGCAAATTCTTCACGCAGTTCTGCGGTGACTTGATCTCGGTTTTCTTGAATCTTGGATTGCCAAGCTGTTTCAATTTCCGATTTCATTTCTTCGGAAATCACATTGTTTTCAAAAAGTTGTTTTACAAAATCTAGCATGTGATTCTCCTACTGTTATTTGAGTCCCAAGATAATCTTCTTGAGACTTTCTGCTATGTATTTCTGTGCCTTTGGATCGCCTTGAACTTCCCTTGCTATATTAAAAGATCTATAACCGCCTGTTTGATTCATAATGTGTTCGTAAACTGGTGTAGGGTAAGCACCGGGAGCGGATGGTTGAGCTACAATGTCAACCGTGATAATTTCAAAATCACTTACTTTTCCGCTGCCGTCTTCTGCAACGTTACCGGAACCTCTGCTTGATACGCCTAGTTTGACTCCGCTCTCCAACATGGTTGAAATTAGCTGTCCCATAGGAGTTGGTAGAATCTTTAATTTTCCATAACCATTTGGACCATCCATCCACATTCTTGTTAACATGTGGCTGACCCGATCCAAATTAATGCGTAGATCCGCAGGATGATCAACTTCCCCTAGCACTGAGTATCCACCGGCTATCTGTTCATTAACGGTTTTGACAGCCCGACCGATTTCGGAAACAGGATAAATTCTCTGATTTGCATTCTTAATGTCGCCCTGGATGCAGATGCCATTAAGATGCAGAGACTTTTTTCCAGCTTCTTCGACAGATTCGAGAACTAGACCCGCCTGATCAAAACTCAGATGCTCACTAAGGTAATTTTTCACCTATAGGCTCCGATTACTTGTTACGAAACAAACTTGTTGAGTTTGTTCCGCCTTGTTCTGCTGCGCCTTTCTTTTCAGCGCCATGTCCTGGCTCTTTGGTACTAAATGCACCACCTGCTTTGCCTCCAGGAACATTAATGTTACCGGTATTCATCTGTTGTGGTTTATTATTTGCTAAACCGCCTGCGGTTCCTTTATCTGAACCTTCGCCGCCTTTTACGATATTAGCAGTTGTACCGCCCATATCATTCTTTCCTGCTACCGGAGTTTTTGTGTTTGCGCCTGCTGCTTCGCCCGCGCCTTTCTTTTCGGCACCATGACCTGCTGGAACTTTTTCTACATATTCGCGCACTGTTGCCATTTCTGGTTCAAATGCATCTTTCATTTTCATGTCTGGCATGTCGCCCATGTCATCGCCGCCCATGTCATCGCCGCCAACTTCTGCTGCCAGCTCGTCAAATTTTGCCATTAATTCATCAAAAGCATCTACCACATCTTGTTTAGTAGCTGGTTCATCTGACCTTTCTTCGCCTTCTTCGTCGCCTTCTTCTCCCTTGTCTTCAAGATCTCCCATTAGATCGTCGGTAGGGTCGGCTTCTTCGTCATCGTCTGCTTCAATAACTTCAAAATTTTCTTCTACTTCTTCGTCCTCTTCCTCTTCCTCATCGGAAGATTCTTCGATTTCGGTTTCGATCAATTCTTCATAAATTTCACGAGATTTTGCTACTACGTACTCATGAAAAAGCTCTTCGGCTTTTGCTTGATCGTCATTAACTAGGTGCTCGAGCATCTGCTCAAGTGTGGTTTTATCTGCCATTTGAGATCTCCTTATCGATAATTAGGCTGTCGATTTATTTAATACTATTATTATAAAACGGTGGAATATTCGTCTTTTTTGACTGTTTTTTAACTTTTTTGAAAAGTTATGTTAAATCTTGCTGCGAAATCATTATAATTTATATTTCTGTAATTATTTATTCCCATTGTAAAACAAGGAGGGGTCATAAATTTTTTACCCACGACTCTATAGAACATGGTGTCTTTATATTCTCTAAAAACTTTTTCTGTTTGACTTACCCAATTTCCAAAAAATGTCGGAACTTCGCTGCTTTTCTTATAGTTAAAAGTATCTGCATAAACATTATTAAATTTGCCGTCAACACCTTCAAAGTCAAAACCTAAAATGAATATTTCTTTATGTCCAAACTTTGCAGCTAACCACAAGGCTGTGGGTCCGGAACTCCAGCCTTTGTGGGTATCAAAAAAATTAATATAAGGAGTATCAATAATTCCTTTATTAGGATTAGTCCAAACCGTATGATTTTTATGATATCCTGATTCGATGATTTCGTTGGCCATTTTAACATCCACTGCCACTAAATGATCTACAGATGTCTCTCGATATAATGCATTACATCCGTAGAGATACCCGTGAGATTTTAAATCTTCAACTTGTATATGTAATCTACTTTTGCCGTTACCTAGTACGAAGGCAGACTTACTGGGCTGGTTCTGCGGGTGGTTGGCCATACATTTGTCTAACAAAGCCTAGTTCTGATTCTTTTTCGGCTTCATGGGCTTCACTCTGCATCCTTAACATGTTGATTTGTCGTAAAGTTAGTTTAACTTTTCGAGTATCATCTCGATCTACTATTGAAATGTCGTTAGAAGATTCATATCTTCGATCGATACTATAATCACTGTTTTTATCGTTAAAATAAAAAAACTCTAATAATTTCATAGTCTAATATTTATCGATATGTTATTGTGCAGGAGGAATTGAGTCATCGGTTGTTTCTGCTTCGGGTTCAGCAGGTGCTTCCATGCCCTCTGGAGCTTCTGCTGATTGGGCAGACATATCGGATTCTAATCCGCCCGGAGTGATTCCCATAGATCTCATATCGCTGGCGGCATCAATGTTTGATGTTAGTTTCGCTCCATTTTCTTCTTTCCACAAGCGCTCATTTTCTGTAATTTCCTCTTGGGTAAGTCCTAAGAATCTCTTAAGAGCGAACCGCTTAGATACATAAGGAACTTCCTGTAATGCGGCAAAACTTTGTATTCTGGCATTATCGAGTTCTGATTGACGATATGCGGCAAAGTTTTGAGGTGGATTAAATTTTAATTCAAAAAGGCTATTATCGATATTAATGCCTTGTTTGTGCATCCAGAGCTTAAATTCTAGATCAAATTCTTCGATCATTAAACTTTGTAATCTCTTGCAATACTCATTAAAACGCAATTCTTGAATGTATGCTGTTCCTACTTTTCCGTCAGTGAATGCCATCTGGCTGTCGTCTGGTCCTGTCGGCAAATAACTGCTAGGAATACGCAGAGCGCGGAATAATTTGTTTGTGAAATATTTTAAATCGTCGATCTCACCGAGGTTAGTACCGCCGGGCAATGTTTCAACTTTTGATCCGCGACCTTCTGCTGTTTGTGGGAAAAAATAATCTTCATTGATACTTAACGGATTATAACTAGCATCAATTACTGATGTCCCACCGCCTGTTGAACTAGGAATCCTACGCTGATGTATTTCGTTTTTAACTCGTTCAACAAATCCCATAGCCATGTGTGCTGGCATATTACCTACATCGATATAGAAAATTCTGCGCTCAGGAGCACGTTGTATACGATAGATAATAATGGCATCTTCAAGCAATTCTTTCTGCTTGTAGACTTTGAATACTGATTCTAATAAGCTGTTTCCAAAAGGATAGTTATTATCTAAACCCTCACTTAGACTAATGTGTATGACATTTTTTGCATTTATCGCCACTTCGTTTACTTGTGTCGAAAACCGAGTTCCTGTTGCTTGCGGGGTGGTTCCTACCATACCTCGCCCTAAGGCGCCACCGCTAACATAACTGGCCGTGCCTTGGGGACTGGTATGTGTGTTTGGATGTATAGTTGTTGCCACAAGTTCTTTAAAATTAAAATTAAAGTCTTGGATCACATACTGCTCAGGCTCTTTACCTTCACTTTCATTTACAATTACCTTGCTTACTTTTGCAGGATCAACGTAATACCATTTTAAAGTTTCTGGATCTTTGACAAAAAAGCAATCACCGTATTTGAATGTATTTCTTACTATTTTAAATACTCTATTTTCAAATTGCTGCGTTTTATTCCACTTTTGTAAACTCTCTTTTAATATCTTAACTTCAGTAGCGGTCGGTTGACCTTTAAAAAATATCTGAAATGCTGTGCTATTTTCTTTATTTTTTTGGCTACAAAATTCTGCAAGGATATCAAGAGCAGCATTAATTTCGCTGTCCATATCCATGGTGTTATATTGCATATAACGCTCAACACGATTAGGAGTACCGGCATAAACATCGGGTAGATAATTTGAATAGTTAGTTCTAGCAGGACCAGGTTTGCCGCCATTACCTAGAGGACTAAATTGGCCTCTGTTGTTTTCTATTTTAACAGGCGTGAAATACTTTTTCCAAGACATTTAATGTTATGCCCCCATTACCATTCCGGGAGATTGGAAAACATCATTTCCTAGACTACGCTGTACCGCTAATTGTCTATCGTTGAGGTCTCGCACACCCTTGTTTATATGTATAAGTTGATCCATCTTCGTATTTAAGTTAGCCAGCAGAGTTTCTGCAGATTCTTGGGGTTTGATCTGCTGTCTTTCTTGTTGTTGTCTTTGTTCAGCTTCTTTTTCTGCATTAGCTCTTGCTTCAGCTTCACGGGTCGCTTGTTGCTCAATTTCTTGTCTAGTGGGTTCAGTTCTAGCTGTGGCACTTCCATAATGTTGTTTATGAGCGTATTCAGCAACTGCTTCGGGGCTCATGTTTCCTAAATCTACGGGCCCAGTAGCTGATTGTGATGCCGTCGCTCCACCGCTTGCTCCGCCACCTCCTCCGCCACCTCCTCCGCCACCTCCTCCGCCACCTCCTCCGCCACCTCCCGAGAATGTTGGCATGCTAATATTTGGAAGAGCAAATGCCTTACCAAATTCACCCCTTTCTAACGCCTTTCGTTCATCTTCTTTTTCTCTGGCTCTACGAGCATCTTCGGCCCTGTTTCGTTCTCTGTTTGCGGCCATATCATCTCGCATTTTCCTCGCTAAATTTGCTCTTCCTTCTAATAGCTCAGTTCTTTCTGCCTCTAACGCTGCTTTTTCTTCTGGTGTGGCACTCTCTAAAAAAGGTAAAAAATCTTTAAGTCCATACCATAATTTTTTCAAATTTAAACCAAGTTCTTGTATATAGCTCCATAAAAACTTAAATCCATCACCGACTACTCCCATATCAACCCCTAATTTTCTTGCATATTCTTTTATGCCGACAAAAACAGCAGTCAGCACACCAACGATCGCTATAAGTTTAATCATCGGTAAGGCCATAGCCATATATTTGACTAGATTTGCTATAAGTGCCGGGATAAGACTTAAAAATGCCGGTATTACCTTAAAAGCAATAACCGATCCTACTGCTGCTAACACAGGCAACCAATTATCTTGTAAAAATTGTTTGACATGCAACAATGCCGGAAGAACGTATTCTCGAATTACTCCCCCAAGGTAAGTAAACACCGGAACTAGCATTGTGTAGGCTACACCGGCTGCTTCGATCAGTCCCTTGACTAACCATTCTAATGTAGGAATAACGACTTTTAATATTACATCAGCAAGGAAAACAACCGCAGGAACGATATAGTTAGTAAAGATTGGTATAATAAAATCTACCATCTTTTGCAGGAGTCCCATCATCTGATTTAGCGCACCTATGTTAGAAGCTAACGTCATTTGTATTCCGTTAGTCAATGCCGCTAATTGCTGCTTCATTTCTTCCATTGCTGCTGCCTGACCGTCGGTATTATTAGTAGCATTATTTTGTGCCGCCGCTCCTTGAACTAGTGCATTTTTGCCTATTTGTGCAGCAGCGGTAAATTGTTTTGTCTGGGTCGCGAAATCAGCACTGAATCTTCCGATATCTTTGTATTGTAATTGCGCAGCTTGACCTTCTCTTCGCAGAGTTTCGTTTAACCGATTCCTTTCTTCTAAAGATATCTGTTCTCCTCTCTGAGTTTTGGCTGCAAAATCTGCCATCATTGCTGCCGATTCCGGCATCATACTCATGAATTTTCTACTTTCTTCTGTTGTAGCAGACCCCGTGGCTATGATGTCTTTGGCTACATTTTGTAACGGACCAGGCAAACCGATAACAGTATTTCTAACACTTGCTGCCGCTTTTTCATCTAATCCAGCAATGGCTGCTTGATATTGAGCATCATTCATAAGTTCTTCCATTTGCTGTTGTTTTGTACTTCTTTCCTCACCAGTTACTTTGGCCATTAAATCTAATTCTTTGAGATATTTTTTGCTTCCTTCGATTAATTGGGCGTTAGTCATGTTTTGATTTCTTCCGCCTAACATAACTACTTTTGTATAATTGGCTAAACCCTTGTTAACTTCTGCAGTAGAAAACCCCAAAGCATATAAATCTTTGCTACTAGTTCTTAGACCCCTGGAAATTTCTGCAAATCTTTTCGCACCTGTTTCTGTATTTCCTCCTAATAGTCGTAATGCAGGAGCACTTTCTTTCATTAATTGAGCATAATCTTTCATTGTCATACCGGCAGCAGAAGCAGCTCCAGCAAATTGACTAATACTTCCTGCAAATGTTGCGCCCGATTGGGATGCTAATTGAAAAGCACCTGTAGTTTTTTCTACAGCCGAGGCAATTGCACCGAATACACCTGCTAATAATCCGCCAACAACAGGGATCATATTCATAGCACCAGCTGCCCCTGATAAACTATCATCTAGATTGGCCAATGCGTTAGTTGCA